TTAGTGTCATTGTGGATGGTTACCCCATCTCTTACTATTCTTATTCCCATATTTATTTTATTACTTTATTAACTTAATGATCCTCTTAAATTTCCACCACCACCAATGTTAAAACATCTCCAAGTTATACCATTTCCAAATGCAATAGTTTTATTTTGATTATATTGATTACCTGTTGCTATTGTTGGAGCAAATGTATTAACAACATTTATATGACCTGTAGTTGTTTCTGATGCATAAAAAGTAATATTTCGTGAGTTGGTAGCACCATCATTGAATATCCAAACTTTAACTTCTCTACCTTCAGTTAAATTGTTAATAAATATTGATCTATTAGCAGTAAAAGCAACAATCCAAGTAACCCTATCATATAATGAAGCATCTACTGTTAAATTACCATCTAATGTACTATTCAAATATGTATATGTTGCTGGTGATGTTCCTGAAGTTCCATTAGTTCCATTAACACCTGAAGTTCCGTTAGTCCCATTGGCACCACTTGTTCCATTTGTACCATTGATACCTGAAGTTCCATTGACCCCCGATGTCCCATTAGTTCCGTTAATACCTGATGTTCCGTTTGTACCATTAGTTCCGTTAATACCTGATGTTCCATTTGTACCATTTACCCCCGATGTTCCATTTGTTCCTGTCGCTCCATTTATTCCTGATGTTCCGTTTGTACCTGACACACCTGATGTTCCGTTAGTTCCTGATAAACCTGAAGTCCCGTTTGTACCATTTGATCCCGATGTTCCACTTGTCCCTGAAGGTGTTGTTACTACAATAAATAATATTGGGTCATTATTTGAAAAAGAGTGAGTAGATGTAACCAAACTTACTCCATAAGTCCAATATGTTGAATTATCCGTTTTACTTGTAATAGTCCAAGTTTGATAATTTAAATGACTTGATTCATCTTGAATAGTGATAACACTTCCAACTGAAAGATTACCTAAAAATAAATCAACATTAACATTACCTTGTTCTAATTCAGAAACATTAATACTAGTTGAAGCTGATTGAGTAACATTATTCCAAATAATATGTCCATTACCAGGATTACCTGATTGACTATTTGTTTTTGCTTGATAATTAAAAAATGAATTTGAAAGTCCATCTTGACCTGATGTTCCTGACGATCCATTAGTTCCGTTAGTCCCTGATATACCTGATGTTCCATTAGAACCTGATGTTCCATTTACACCACTTGTTCCGTTAGTCCCTGATATACCACTTGTACCATTAGATCCTGATGTTCCATTTACACCACTTGTTCCGTTAGTCCCTGATATACCACTTGTTCCATTAGATCCTGAAGTCCCTCGTGTCCCACTTGTACCATTAGTACCTGATATACCACTTGTACCATTAGTACCTGATATACCACTTGTTCCTGATGTCCCCCTTGTTCCACTTGTTCCATTAACACCTGATGTTCCTGATGATCCTGAACTACCATTATTTCCACTTATTCCTGATGTTCCATTTGTACCTGAATTACCTGATGTACCACTTGTACCTCTAGTTCCTGATGTTCCGTTAGTTCCTGATACACCTGATGTACCACTACTACCATTTGTTCCTGAAGTTCCGTTTGTTCCAACAGAAACAATACTAGACCAACTATAAGATACACCATCTAAAGTAAGAGTATCAATATCAATTTGAAGATTGTTTGATGCATCATTATTATCTACCATTCTTATGGTAGGGAAAGCATTATCATTAAGATATAATGTTCTATTATTTGTAAAGTTTGTTGATTGAATTGAAGCATTACCAATTCCACCATAATTACTTATACCATTTCCTTGATTAACAACTTGTTGTAAGTTTTGAGTACCACCACCTCCTGTAATTCCACTAACACTAATTGTATTACCATTAAGGGATGTTAAGGTTAATTCTGTTGTTCCACTATTATATGTCCCACCTGTATATGCATATTCTTGGAAATTATTACAATCTAATAATGTTTCACAAGTAAGTAATGTAGCATATGTTGATTGATTTGGTTGAACGATAATTGTGGTTGGGGCTTCAGGTATAATACAATTGACTTGTCTTATTCTTAATACAAATCTTGCCACAATACCTGTCGCTTTGTCAGTTGTTTCATCTACCGCTGGATAGAATGATACGTCCTGTGATATCAATACACCATATTGTTGCCAATCATTTTGAATATGAACAATTAAATCCTGAACACATTGCAACATATCACTCAATATCTCCTGTGAATTGTCTGATGGGAAACCATTTGTATCCAAGTAGTTCTCTTGGATATTGATTTTATCCATAAACATAATGGAAAATGATATATCAGGTATGGCTGATTTATTATTTGATGCCGTAGCAATGTTATTATCTTCATTTAGAATCGTCCACATATAAGGGAAATTCATCTGACGTGATGTTCCAATATCATATGGTTCTCCAAATCCATAATCATTTAAGATATAGTGGTTCTCTTGGAAATTCTGAAACCAATCTATTAACTGATTAAGTGTTACTATACTTGTTATACTCATTATAGTGTGTTTTTATTTTTTAATTCTTCTTTATTCTTAAAATATCCCAACCAATTCAGACAATGAACATATGCCATCTTATATACCTCATCTTCTTTTAGTTTTAACTTATCCATTAGAGTATAAACAAAATCCAACCATATATATCGGTTATCCATTTTCTTTTTATCCCCCAATTTCTTGGCAAATCTTTCGTTATCAGTTTTTACTTCTCGTTGTTTTTGGAAGAGTCCATCGTATTGTTGTGTGATGAATCCCTTCCAGTTAAAAAAAAAGAGAATATGTGGTTAATTTCATTTATTTTAATCTTTTTAAAACTTTCCTCACGAGACATAAAACTTGTCTTGTATGATTCTAACTTACCATTTTCTTTTTTCTTACGTAAGAAGATACATAATAACTTAGACATCACCTTTTTTATATCTCCTTCTGCTGATTGTAAGATCGTCTCAATTGAAATAACCTCACCAGCAGTATACTTATTGAACTCTGTATATAGGAAATATTCTTCACCATCTACAATTACTGATTCTTTTTTATTTTCTGTAACTGGTTCATATACGAATGCCAAGTTTTTAATCAATTCTTTGAAATCCTCGTAATCAATTTGTTCAATTATATCCCTACTAATTCCTGTCAACTTATGGATCACCTCAAATGTATAGAACATACCTTGATGTATATTCGTATCAATTGAGTATAAATTCATAAATTGTTGTATCGTTACCTCTGACCAATCTGTTGGAAATTGGTATTCTTGTAATTCTTCATCTACTTCAACGTTAATCTGTATCATAATTCTTTTTATTAAAAATAAATATCTCCACTAGGGAAATGTTTTTATGCATTCATAAATCCTACGAATGGTTTATTACCACCTTCTTTTCGTTTACCCAATTTCATCATTATACCATACCTCATCGCATCCATTGCGTGATTGTACATATCAATGGGTTCAGGGTCATATCCCCCATTTCTATTCTTCTTATACATATACTTGGATAGTTCTTCAAGGACATTAGTTGATCGTCGTGTAATAAGTAATTTATACTCTTGAACTAATTGAATACCAAACTTAACACTATCCTTACCTTTCTCAACGGGTTTAACTTGATGTCCATATCGTTTTAGTTCAGCAATGGACTTAGGTTCAGCTGAGTCAGAAAAGATCTCACCAGTGACACCATTCTGTTTCATCAAATTTGATAGTTCACTATTAAGAACTCCCGTCTGATATACAACCTCATCAATAATTAAATTATCATTATACTTATATATCCCAATCAATGCTGCTGGATCTGAACTAAAACCAAAATCTAATCCCCAACATAACAATCTTGCTTCTTCAGGTATCTTATCTATTACTTCATAATCCTTATAGATCGTTCCTTCAACTGATCCAATTTCCCCTAACCCATAAACTTTCCACCAATTCTCCCAATATGATGATGTCTTACCTTTATCCCTATTCATTTCTAATGATGATATTATATCTTCTGATAACGCTTCATTGTCTTTATATGTAAGGATAAGTAATTCTGAATTTGGTTGTGTTAGAACTTCTGTATGAACCCAAAATGATGAGGTTGGGTTAAAGTCAATATAGATGTCCTGATCGGTTCTCATTTCTAATTGAAGGTAGGCATCATAGTTTATATTGTTTGCCTCATTCATATATAAGATATTTCTTCTTGCTCCCCTTAGTCGTTCTTCTGAATCACAACTAAAAAACTCTATATATGATCCATTTGTAAATGTGTATTTTAATAGGGTCTTATTATAATTGTTGGGGATATACCTATTAGTGTTTTTCATTATAGACAGGAAATCTTTTAGACAACCCCTTCTAAGATGCGGTATTGTTTCTGATACAATAGAGATCTCAAGGTTAGGTTGTTTGATTGCCTTATCAATTAGGGTGGCAAGGATTGAAAATGTCTTTGATGCTGAAGTTCCCCCTTGTATTATTTTAATACGGGACTTCATTTTTCTAATCTTTCTTAATGCCGTAGTGTATATGAACTTATTCTTCTCCTTCGTCATCTAAGAATAATGGTTGTTCTGTAATGGTTATCTCTGTCTGTTGTTTTATTGGGGCATCCAATCCCAATAACTTAGCAAGTTGAGCCAATGACTTATTCCAATTCCCCCTGTCAATAAAGTTTTCATCTGTTTTTGCTGATTCAATCAATTCCAAGTACTCCTTAATAAGGAACTCACGGGTTACTTCTAACTTCTCTGATGTCTTATTCATCTGTTCTTGGAGGTATTCTTCAATTTTAGCATTTTTGAGCAATCTATCCCCACTAGGACCAGCCACACTATCACTAACTCCATAGACAGATTTGTATGCTTGAGTAGCATTAAGACCATTTGCTAAATACTCATCACAGAATGATTTATGTTTTGCTGATAGTTTCATTATCCTTTGTTTTTCTTTCTTTTTGAACATTTGGTACATCCAACTTTATTTGCTTCAACAATATCCACATCTATTTCAGGTGCTACCATATCAAATAATGGTTCTTCTAATAATGGTTCTATTGTACTAATTACATCTTCAATTATCTCTTGAGTTTCCAACCAATTTAGTATCATACTTTGTCCGTGCTTCATTTGAGCTGAACATTTGGTACATACATTATACTTTGGATCAATCTTCTCTCTAATCACATTTTCCATATCTAAAGCGTGTGATTTTGACATTCTATGTAGTGTTGCAAGATAATTACAATGATCATAAAATTGTTGTGTTATCATATATTCTTTTTTAATTAAATATATAACTATTTGATTTGTTGTGAAGGGTGTGGGTAGGTAATTACAATGATCACAAAAATTACTTACTACCCACAATTATAAACCTACAACAAACAATAAAGAAGAGAGGGGGTGTAGATAAAAAAAATATAAACTAAACAATAGTGCCCCCTCTCTGTATACTCCTTTAATTATAAATATACTTGTTAATCAGTAAATATTATTCGTTATCTTCCAAGTAAGTTTGGATTGTTTCTAATCTCTGACCTATTTCTTTGGAATATCCATTTTCTACATAATCTACAACTACATTTGTGATGGATACTAACTCTTTTAACGTTAAACAACGATTACAACTATTACTCCATTCCAACACGGTTTTTAATGAACTCTGTGTTGCTATTTGGCGTGATGTACTTTGTGGTTGTTTTTTTGGATTTTCTAATGGTGTCTGTGGCATTTTTCTTTTTTTTATTAATTAATACAATATTCATAATCGGTCTCAGCCGCTTCTTTCATCATTTCATACTCTTCATCCATCTTGGAACAGATAACGTCGTATGCATACTCCATACTTTCTTTATACTGATTCCACTGATCATTAAGTTCTTTATTCTTTTGTTCTACCCAAGCGATGTACTCAGGGTCTTGACATTGTTGCTCCATTAGAGCGTCTACTAAATTACACATATTTTTCTATTTTTTATTGTTTATACTACAAATATAATAGATAATATCCGTTTTATCAAATGGTTTTTGGAATATTTTTAATTATTTGATCTTTTATTTTCTTTATTTCGTGAAAACTAAGACAATGTGAAATGTTATTTTCTCTTCCAATCTGTCTATGTGTCTTACCTTTAGTGTAGTATTCATGCCATAGGTATTCTTGGAAGTATGTTTTGGGGATTGTTGTATAAATTTTATCTATGATGAGGTATTTTTCTTCTTTTGTTTGTTTGGTTTCTATATCTGATTCGTCAATCACTTCAATATTTTCTATGTATTGAAAATCTTTTATTCTGGTATTCTTGTGGAATCCACTCGTTGAAGATTTAATTTGATTAACACAAGATCTGATGAAGTAGTATTTAAACCATCCATCTTTAATTACCTTATTAATTTTTTCCTCATTTTCTAAAAACCCAATTGATAACTCACTGATAAGTTCAGGAATTAAGTGGAAGTTTGGTGTGATAATATTTTGTATTATCTCATAGTATACACTACTCGGTGTCGCAATCTCCACTAATGTCTTCTTCAACATATAATGCTATTAGTATTAAATGGGACATACGTCTGATTTCAGACCCTAATTCAAGATCGTTGGGGTATTCTATTATTAAATCGTGAATAGTCTCTAAAATCAAATTTTGTTCCCGTTTTATGATTGTTAAAATTGTTTCTTTTAGTGATCTAATTTCTTCACCAAGTGATTGGTCGTTATTTCTATCAATAATTGCCGCCAATATAAACTCTAAAATTGTTTTGTTCATATAATATAAATATATAGTTCTTTGATAAAAAACAAACTATTTTTATTATTAGTTGATTTTTTCATAAAATTATACTATTTATTAGATATGAAAAAACAAAAATTATTACAATTAACAAAAGAGGATCTTGTTGAAATTATTTTAATGATTGAAGAATCTAAACCATATGTGGGAAATTTGATTGATAATCTGATTATTGCATTAGATGGTTCTGGTGTTGCAACTTACTTTGAAAGTTTTTGGTGTGAAAATTTAAAATTAAACAATAAGGCAAGATTGAAATTAAAAACTTATGTAAATGAGTACGGTTATAATAATGTCGTTGAAGGTATTGAGATTGCAATATTACAATATGATGATTTTAATGAAGCGATGAATAAATTAGGTGGTATATTATATAATAGATTTGGTAAAAATATGAACCAAGTAGTTAGATCAAAATGAACTATAGTAAGTTCAATATGAACCAACTAGTTAGGTCAATATGAACCAAGTGTCAGTCAATATGAACCAACTAGTTAGGTCAATATGAACCAACTCAATAACCACTATTAATTACTCATTATTAAAACCATTATTAAAAACCATTATTAAACCATTATTAAGTATTATTATGAAAGAAAAATATATTAACATAGAAGAGAAATTATTGAAGCAAGGTTATACAATAACTCAATCTGCAATCATTTCATATTTGAAAAGATTTCAACTAAATGGAAAGTATTGTTTCCAATCTAAAAGACAAATTGCTGATTTTTTTAATATTAGTGAATCAACATTAAAACGAGAACTTTCTAAACTTGAAAAGTTAGGAGTTATAATCATTTCAAATGAAAAAAAATATATACCAGTTACTTTCTATAATAAAAAAGCGATTGTATATATTGATGGTATAATTGAAACAAATGAATGTTATATTGAAGAAAAAGAATTAAATAATAATAATAAAAATGTTAATTGGGGTAAATTCTCAGAAATAATGAATTAAGATAATATGGATAAAGAATTAGCACGAGATATTCTATGGAATTTTGTAAAAGAAAAAACAAAAGAAGGAAAAGATCTTCCAATTTATGATGAGGTAGTAACTACAACTTATGAAAATAATGTTTTGGGTACTTGGACATTTAGAGGATTGTTAAAATTTATTTATAAATTAGAAGATAATAATAAATTAAATTAAATTAAAATGGGTAAAAGAGAAAATAGTATTGAATGGAGAAAGAATAATCCAAAAAGAATTAAAGAATTAAATGACTATCATAACAATAAAAGAATTTTAAATATAAAACTTCAACGATTGAATGAAATGAATATTGATAATGTAGAATGGTTTGATATCAAAGGATTGGAAGGTAGATACCTCATCAATAAAGAAGGAGAAATACGTAACGCTAAAACTTATAAAAAGAAAGCAACTAGGATTGATAGATCAGGATATAAAGTTCTAACGATTGATGCAACAACTCATTTACACCACAGGCTAGTTGCTTTAACTTTTATTTGGAATAATGATAAAATTAATAAGAAAGAAATTAATCATATCAATGGAGTAAAATCTGATAATAGAATTGAAAACTTGGAATGGTCTTCAAGATCAGCAAATATGAAACACGCATTTGCTACTGGATTGTGGAAATCAAATTTGATAGAATGGCATAAAAAGAAAAAGGAAAAGAATGAAGAGTTATCTGAAATTAAAAAAACAATTGACAGGCCTAGTACTGGGCATGAGACAATGTAATTATATTCCATATACAGATCGTATGGACATACTTCAGGATAGTTGGTTAAAGATTATGGAGAAGATGGACGAAGGTGTCTTAGAAGACGACTATAACAAAATTAAGGGGTATACGTTCCTAATTGTTAGAAACTTTTGTCTTTCATTCCACAATAAAAATAGATTAACCTATACCGATGAGTTAGATACTACACTTCAATGGGAAGAACCTGAGTATGAAGTTGAAATGGAAAAAGAAAGATATAAATCAATATTATTTGAATGTATAGATGATCCAAAGTTTAGTGATGTCCAAAGAGAATTGATGAAGATGTTATTGGAAGATAAAACTGAAGATGAAATTAAAACCAAATTAAATTTTAAGGTTGGTGATATGGGTTCAATAAAATACAATATGATTCAAAAAATGAAAACATCTGTTGGAAAAAGATCAAAGTATGTAATTAAAAATAAAAAAATTGCAATTACACACATACCTTGTTTTTCACGAAGCGACATTGAAATGAAATTAGATTACAAATATACTATTCGCCAAATAGATCACGCATTACAATTTAATTTAAATTTGGGTGATTATTACATTATTAAAATGATAAACCCCAACTAAATGGGGTTTAAATTACTTTCTTGGTGGTGGAGTATTTGTTCCATTTGCGTATGGGACTTTTCCATCCACTTGAATATTTCTTGGTTGATCTGCAGATGGAGCCTTAACCAAATTCTTTGACTCTGTATCATACTTGTACTTAACCCACATATGTTTGCAATTTGCACCACCTCGCCAATCAAATACTGAATAAGAATCTGAACCACCTTTACCTAATCCAGGGTTAGATGAATTTAATCTTGTTATATCTTGTTGTCTCATTAAAGATGCATTTGTTCTACTAACCAACATCTTACAAAATCTTCTTGTGTTAGGTCCGATACTACTCGGTCCATACTCCATTGAAATATATCTATATAAATTGATCACAGAGAAGTTCTCCTGAGAGAACTGAGTCGTAGATGAAGGAATACCCTTATCATCATCGTTAAGGTCCCAGATGTAATCTAAGATATCTAAATCAGCTACTGTAATACCCAACCCCGCAATTGGAATACCCAAATTGTTTAATGTTTCAAACCAATCACAAAATTCTTCCTGTTCAACCATATCCTTAAAGAATTGGTATTTATAGTCATCAGAAAGATTTGGATGGTTCAATAGTTCATCTATGTTCCATTCTTTTGTTATATCACACATATTATATCTTAAATTAAAGTTTAACAATTACCATCCCAACAAGGACCGAATCCACAAGGGAATGTACTACCATAAGGTTCGTACCAATTCATTATATTTCCTCTAACACCACCACGAGGTATATACACACCTGTAAAATATGCTTGAGCGGTCTTAGGTAAGTTATCTAAAGCATCAGGATTACTATACCAAATAAACATTCCAGGGTGATCTAATAAATATTTTACCATTCTTCTCTTATAGAATTGTGACATATCTAATATTGATGATCTTAAATACTTAATTTCATCCAAATCTGCTGGTGTTGAAAACTCACTTGATTCTTTTGATATCGCTTTATTTGTAGATTTCCAATTTAAGAATGGAAACATAAGATAGAAAGCGTATTGAGCAATCAATGGTTGAACGTAATTTCTCATAAACGCTTGTTCATCAGATGTCAAAGTATTATTTTGAACTGCAGTATTCAATGCATTCATACCTGTCTCCCCTATTCCTTCTTGAAGGATCGTCTGTTGAGCCTGTACAATATATGGTAGGATTTTATCGTCGTCTACGTTGTCCTCTATTGGAGTATTTTCACGAAGATATGTGGTTGATATGAAATATACTATTGGAGTGTAACTCATTTTATTTTATTTAATTTAGTTTAGTGTTAATAATCCTGTTTCATCAACATCAGAATATTGTTTTAATCTTAAAGGTTCAACATATCCAATATCTTTTAATACATTATTTAATGCGTATTCCAATTGTTCTTGACGTTGAGTTGTATAATATACCTGTAGTTCCGCCATCATTTCCTTACGTTCAGCAGATGACCCCAATTTACCAGGTTCTGTTGAAATCAAACTGATTGGAAACTCATGAGCCATTGTGATTTGTTCCACAACTTGACTCTGTAACATTAAGAATCTTTCATCAGAGTTATTTAATTGTATTGGAATTAACTCAGGTTTTGACTCACCCCCATCAGAATAGGTAATTAATATCTTACCCGCTCCATCTGCACCTTTATAGTTACGTTGAAACTCACGGAAGAACATATTTTGTTCATCTTGTGTTGGTATTCCTGTAGCAAAGTTCAAAATAAATGAAGGAGAAAAACCTTGTCTTACCTGATTTACGTGGAACTTACTGATTTGGTAATCTAAATCAATCCAATTTATTGCCGTGGAATAATTAGGGATCGGATATAAGTTGGTATGTGCGGGATTTGGTTCAATATAATATAACAATTGACGACCTGTTCTATCAGTAGGATCATATTTTTTAATATACTCAGGTTTATGTTCATCTTTTTTGATATTTGCCCAATCAGTACTATACCAAAAATAATCTGCCTCATCTTCTTCTTCTTTTAAACCTATTCTAATTGTATGTAATGGAACATATCCTAATTCAAAGGTTGATCCATCACGAGACCATCTAACCTCCATACAGAACCCATTATACAATTCAAAATCTTTTGCCAAATATTTGAATAAATGAGGTATTTTGTTTTTATCACACCACAATTGTAATCTTTGATCAACAATAGGTTTAAGTCCAAAACCAGCACTTAACTTTGATTTCTTATTAACAATTGCACGATTCAAACTAGAACCATAATTATTATAAAGTTCAAGGATATAAACAGGATATTGATTTGAATTACCCCAACTTAAAAAATGATACTCACCTTTCTTCTCAAATCTGTATACAGGTGGGATATACGCCTCATTAAAAGTGAATATTTTAACAGGTATTCCTTTTTCTTCTTTTATTTCTTCTTTCATAATTTTTTATTCAAATACATATTTAGTTTGATTAGGTGAAACATAAATAGGAGCAGGTGCTGGTGTTGTTCCATATATCCAAGCTGCTCCTGTTTCAACAACATCATTAGTCGTTAATCCTGTGATTGTAAGAGTGTTTCCCGTTGTTTGCCAAACTTTATAACTATATTGACCTTGAATAAGATTATATGGTGTTAAATCAATCGGAAACCAATTCCATCTATTTATATTAGCTGAAGTATCTCCCGTCAAAAACAATAATGTTTGATCATTAAGTTGCTTACCATCTAACTCTAATATATATGTCGTTGCCGATAAAGGAAACGTTGTCTTCTCCAATAGAGTAAACGGAGTTAATGATGTTTGATAATTTGGAATTTTAATCATCTTTTTTTAATTAAATATTATTTGATGATTTTTGTTTGGCAGATTCAAATAATCTACGTATTTTTGTATAAATAATTGAAATATGACGACAAACGACTTAGTTAAAGAATTAAATGACAGAGGATACGTGGTATCCCTATTTACTCACTCTCATTGGATGTTAGAAAATGAACCTGAAATTCCAATTGATTATGTCCAATCACAGATCTATTCTTTCCAAGAAGAACTTGATGAGGTATTTGGGGATATTATTATAACCATTTATGAAAATGATATGTAAAAAAAACCCCCAAACCAATTAGATAAGGGGGTTCTAGAGAAGGTCATAAGACCTTGAAGATTAAGATTACGCTACAGTGATTGTAGTTCCTACTAAAGATCCATTGATTAAGTAAGCACCATTGGCAGATTTCCAAGAGATAGATTGATTAAGACCATTCATATCACCTAAAGCAGTTCCTAAAGATGCATCACCAGCAGAAGCTCTACCACTTGATTCAAGACCTAAGTAGTAGTAATCACCTGCGTTTGATTTAACAACCGCAAATAAAGGTGCTCTACCTAATTCTACCATTCTATTACGAACGTTACAATCAAGTGTTATTAATTTAATAGATAAGATTGATTCGTAGAATACTGTTCCGTTCTCACGAGAGTAGTTTCCTGTTTGAGCCAATCCTGCGTGTTCAATATCCTGTTCAAAAGAGTATACTGTTAAACCAGTTGTTGTAATACCTGTGATAATACCACAAGAATCTTGTTGTATAACAACATCATCAACCCATTCACCAATCCATACCTTTTCAACACCACCGATAGAAGAACATCCTAAAACGTATCCATCTGTTAAGTTACAAGTAAAAGACATATTTTTTTATTTTTTTTAGTTTATTTTATAAGGGGGAATTACACCCCCTTGATTAGTTGGGTTAATTACACTAATTTGAAGTATACAACATATTCCCAGAACGCTGCATTCACACCTGATTTCCATTTAGAAGCCATACGTACTTCTTGGAAATCTTGAGAATACCACAATTCAAAGTTCTCATAGTCATTCAATAAATCACATCCGAAGAATAAGTTAGATTTAGTTGAGATGAAGAACTTGTTAGTTCCGTTCAATCCTTTAACTGCTACCAATTTAACATTAGAAGAAGGGATAGTGATCATAAAATCATTTGCTCCTGTTTCTACTGAAGGGTAGTTGTATAAGTTTTGATTTCTTAATGCCGTGAAGTAAGTTCTTGCGAAGTCATAACCACAATATAAGTACAAGTCATCCATTGCTACGATGTTAGCAGGAATTTCTTCAATAGCGTTATCAACTGCGGCAACAATATTACCTGCAGTAATAGCAGTAAGTGCTCCAACATTTCCTGTTACAACAGAACCTGAATAAGTTGTGTTTGCTAATTTGATAAATCCATTACATAATCCTGTGTTACCAGTTACAGATGTATTACCTTGCCAAATCAATGTGTCAATTAATGAACTGATTTGAGATACTTTCTCCTCAGCGTAGATTTGCTCAAAAGGAATAGTTGTGTTATATGAACCTGGATTCATCATTGCTTGAGTATAGTATTGCTCAAGTGTATCCAAACATATGGATTCGTTTACCTTCAAAGGACAAACGTTTAGTGTGTTTTGTGTTAAGATAGTCTCACCTTCATCTGTAAATCCACATCCACCTGCTTGTGCAACTAAGTCAGAAGACAACAAGTTGATTGATGCCGCTGATTTAACATCAGGTTGGATTGTTAAGAATTGAGTAGAACGACCACCTAAGATCATTTTTTTGATTAAAGCCATACGTTCTTGATCTACATATGCTGATAATCCTGCTACATTTAAACTCATTTTTAAATAGTTTTTTTAGTTTATTTTTATTTTAATTATCTTCCTCCGAAGAATTTTGCTCTATCCATCTTATCAGATGTTTTTGATAGAATTTCTTGTTTTTTTGTTACTGATTCTGTTGATGGTTCAGCAGAAAATTTGTTGAATTTTTCTTTCAACTCAGTGTTTTCTTTAGTTACATTTGAAATACTTTCTTTCAATTCACCCACTAGTAAAGTTAATTGAGATACTGCTTCAAACATACTTTTCATTTCTTCAGAACTATTTTTGTCTGATGCTTCTTCAGCTGCCGTTGATAATTCGTTAATAAAACCTTCTGCATCAACATTAATAGTTAATCCACCCTCAAGTTCGTGATCTCCTTCTGGTGCTTTACCAAAATTACCTTCAGCGTCCTTAACCAAAACTTCATCACCAACAGATAAAGCGTCACCTTTAGATAAGATTTTCACTTCTGTTCCGTCAATTAGTTTTGTCATAATTTCATTTTTGTAATCTGCCATATTTTCCTCAGCTATGGTTGCATCTTCTTGGGCTGAACTTGCGGTATCAGTTCCCATTTGTGTTTTACCCAAATTTTCTTCGGCTCTATATTCGTTGACTTCTTTGATGACATTACCGATAGTTGAAATTGTCTTTCCATTATTTAATAGGTAATTTCCGTCAGGAAGATCAGTTTCTACACCGCCAATTACTTGTGCGACTCTTTCTCCTACTGCCAAACTACCACCTAAACAACGAATAATTTCATTTGTTGCTGCCGTGTAATCTTCCATCATTTTTTGATCTGCGAACAATTCTTTGATTTTGGATAAAATGTTTGTTTTTGTGCTCATAATTTTATTTTAATTATATTTGTTTATTTTTTGTTTAATACATTAATTTTTTGGGTTAATTTCTTTTGTAAAACCTATTATCTTTTTAAGTGATTTTCCAAAGTCCACAATCCTATCTGTTAGTCCTTTTCCTTTTATCCATTTAATTTTTTCATCAATACTTGTGTATTCAATCCAAATTAAAATTGAGGCAAAAAACTTGGTGAAAGCCCAATCAAACCAAATGTAATTTTTTGTTATTTCATTTACGATAAATTTATCAATTAAATATACACAGATTAAAACCAAGAAATAGATTAATGATTTTCTACAAAATCCAATTCTTGTTTTTCTTGATGTTATTAATTCATTATTTTGTCTTGCGTACCATCTTCCAACAAAAGTATCAATAATCATAAATAAGGTAATGATTAAAGCCAGTGGTAATAAAGGACTTATAAAAGCCGTAAAAAGCATTAAGAAGTTTTTCATATTTTTATTTTATATTTAATAATTTTTTTATTTTTAATTCTTTATCATCATCGGTATCACTTGAAGATAGTATACTTTCTAACTCCTCTTCAATACGTGATATCATATCATCTTCATATTTTTCAATAAAGTATCCTTCTAAACTAAATCCATTAAATTCTCCCGATTTTATTTGATCCCAAACCTCATCATTTTCAATATAGAATGTAGCCATCCAACTACCCTCAGGTAAATCAGGGAAAACTTTTGACTCATTTCTATCACCCACAATATAACTTTCAACCATATATATCCCATCTTTACGAGATCTTGGATCGTGATTTGTATTAACCTTGTGTATTTTGTTTTCCTTGAAATATTTTTTCATCATTTTCTCAATGGTATCTGATGTAAACTTAACCCAGTATTTACCAAGATCAGGATTATATCTTAGAATGGGGGTTTCAGCCAACATAATAGGTGAGGTTACCATTCGTTTTTCCTCATTAAGATCACTAAATTCTTGTTTCTTAAAGCCAGACAATCTTAATTCTTTGTTGATCTTCTCCATTTTACGAATTGCCCAATCAACTCCTGCATCTCCACCCCAAGCATCCCACATTAATCCTCCACAACCTTTGTCATAGGGAACATTTTTATTCTGTTGATGTCTTTTGAATGAAGCCATGCGAGCGATGGTCTCAATTGATATGTTTCTTCTACCACATAATTGATTGGCTCTTGACCAACCAACTCTTGTTCCACAATCTATATCAGGGTGTTTATCCTTATATCTTAATGCTCTACACGCATTATCACCAGCACTGAATGGATAGTCATTGTATGATTCCTCAATGGTCTCAAATATCCTCCATTGAATGTCTGTGGCTGGTTTATCTACAAAAGAGATGGCATCCATCCCCTCATTCATATTATCCTCTTCAAAATCAAGATATAGTGTAGGTTCTTCCATATTCTTAAATACATATTTTATCATCTTGTCTAATCGTTAAAATTCTACACTTCTTTTTATTCTATCTACACGTCTCTGTGTACTACTAACATCAGTTTCAACCACATACGCTCGGATAGGTTGTTGTTTACTATCTTGTTGGAATACTGTTGATGGTACTCCTTGTGTATTAGATGCAGGTAAATCAGGTACCAATTGTTTTCCTCCACCACTTTCATTAATTTGACTTAATAATTGAGGATACATTTTTGCTGATTGTGAATTAATAACAAACTCACCCGGTGCTAACATTGAAGGAATTGAATCTATATTACTAGGACCATCACCAGGAACAATACCACCATAAGCTGCAGTAAAAGTTTGGTTGGCAATCATGGCTACTTGTGCTGCTGCAAAAGCTGCTGCAATCGCTGCATAAATAGGTCCTGTCGCAATACCAATGATAGGAGTAGCCGCACCTGACGCATATGCTGCTAATACTGCCTGTGTTCCTTGAATGGTTGCATTAACAATATTTAATTTCTTGGTTTCATTAAATTTCTTTAATGCCAATTGTGTTTCTTCTTGTGCTCGTTGTTGATCTAATTGTTTAATTTTATTATCGTATTCTTCACGACTAATAAGTTCATTTCGTAATTGACCATCTAAAGATTCTTTTTCCTTATCATATAAATTATCAATTTGTTGTGATTGGGCATTAAATCTTTCTTCGTTTCTTTGTGCAATTAAATCCCCCGCTTGAGACCATATCTCCGCTATTTTATCAACATATTTACTAATAGTGTCAAGAGTTTTAGTTAAACCATCAAGTGCTGTTTCTTGAACTCCCTTAGTACCATCAATTGTCTCTTGAACTTTGGTTTGAGTTTCTTGATTTATCTTTAATACATCCTGATTATACTTCGTTTCAATCTCTTTTCTTTGTCCTGCGGTAAGTTCTTCATTCTGTAATTGTTTGTCCTTCTGAAGAGTTAATGCACTAATCTGATCTTGACCTGATCGTTTAATCAATTCAACTTCTTTATCAAGATATTTCTTTTTAACTTCAAGAATGGCTTCTTGTTTTTTCTCTTCAGTTTCAACACCATTTGTAATTTCTCTAATTTCTTGTGCTTTCTGAAATTCAAGATCCATCAATTCTATTTGATCCTGAATTGATTTAGTTGATTGAATTGTAATCTGTTCTTCTAAAGTATATTTGTCTTTAATATTTTGAATATCCTCATCTAAGAATGTTTTCTTTGCCTCTAATAATTTCTTTTCACTATCAAGTAAGTTTCCATCACCTTTGGCTTTGATTTCAGCAATACCTTTATCGTAATCTGCTTGAGATTTACCTTCAGCCTTAAATTTTTCTTCAAAGGCAGCAATCTCTCTAGCGATAGAACCATTAATTAGTTTTTGTTTTTCATCACCATATTGTTTGTTTAGAAGTTCTATTTCTCTTTCTTGAACATTATCAATTCTACTCGTGGTTATTTTTTCTAATTCTTTTTCAGCTTCTGTTTGTCTATTAATTTCAGATTTAATTTTCTCAAGTGCGTCAGCATATTTATTTGATAGGTCAATATTATTCTGTATTGCGGGTGTGTGATCATTAGTGGCATCAGCCGCTTTAAATAAGGCATTTGATGTTGAATTTATTTCTTTATTTAAAGCATTAATTGTTGTTCCATATCCCTCAATAACATCATTTGAAATTCTAACTGAACCTAAATAATCAAATACCTCGTTTTGTAATATTTGAAATTGTTTTCCTTGACCAAAAAGTCCTGCATCTAAAAGGTTTAAATTACCAACAACCTCTTTTCCTGCTTGAACTTGTCTTGCAAAGTTTAGTATATATTGTTTTTGAGCCGTATTTAATATCCCCAATGAACCTGATAACTTTGCTATTGTTGTTTCTTGTTTTGAAAATTCAGCCTCAATTGCCTTTTCATTTGCTTGTAATCTAAATTTAACACGAGCAAAGGCAATGTAGTCAGAAACCGACTTTGTTACTTGATCTTGAAAGAATTTTTCATCTTTTAGATTTTTAATTGTTGTTCCATAAGTGGCATTACTTTGTTTGATTAAACTTAATCTTTCTTTAGAACCCGGTAAAGATGCCTTTATTTGTGCGGTTAAAGATACGAATCCTGATATTTGACTTGCAAATAAATTAGAACTTTCTTTAATTCTCGCATTATATTCTTCCTGAACTTTTTTAGACTTAGCTAATTCTTCGTTTTTCTTTTTCTCTTTTGCCGCAGCCTCTGAAGAACTATTTGCATATGTTATTAAACCAGCAACTAATAATCCTATTGCCGTCACAATTGCCACCAATGGTAATGCGTTAAGTGATACGGCAAATGCACCTGTGGAAACTGCTGCTCCATCAGCCGCAACCGCTTCAGCAGTTTCAGCTATTGCTACTTCTGTTGCCGAAACCGCAGTTGCCTGTTGAGCTACTGTAACAATACCCAATGTTTGAGCAAGACCCATAAACCCTGATTTGATTTGAGTGATCTTGTCTCCCAATCCACCAAAGGTTTCAATCGCCTGAGTTAAATTAAGTAATGCCCCAAATTGAGCCAATGATTTATTTAATGCTTCATTTTCAGCACCAAATAATGTTTGTGCTGCTAATACAGATTGAAATCCTGCAACCCCTAATTGAGTTGCACTACTTAATGCCCTACCAAAGTTTTCTGTAACATTACCTGCAGTTGCATTAATTACCGCATTTGTATCTTGAATTGTGTCTCTTAATTGTCCTGCTCGTTGTGTTAACTCTTGAAATCTTGCACTACCAGGTGCAAGACCTTGAAGTTCTGTTGTGATTTGTTTTAACTCAACCTTTAAATTAACAGACGATTTAGTTGCATTACCAATTGAATTAGATAATTGATTAACATTATCTTGTGCTTGTTTTGAATTTACATTAATATTAATATTTGCCGTTTGAGCCATAATACTTTATTAGTAAATATTAGTTATTTAGAAGTGTTTTTCTTGATTATCATAACCACATATTTTCTTTTAATTTTGGTAGAAACTTTAATATTTCAAAATTATCTTCATCATTATATAAGTTTTTATAAAGATCTTCATCCTCAAATTTTCTACCCCAAAATTTATAAATTGCAATTTTAGTCTCAGTATATTCTAAATCTCTAAACGTATAATGATTAATTACCAAATTATCCAATACTTGAGTTTTAGTTATGAATTTATGAGGTTCAATGTTTTTTGGATTACCTAAAGCATCCACGTGAAGATAATTTTGTTTTATTATCCCATAATGTACAGATGGTAAATTTATAAAAGATTCTTTTCTTATTAATGATTTAGTATGTCTCTGAGGGTCAAATTCAATATCTTTACTATCTTTAAATTTACATTTTGTTAATTTTTCAATTATTAATTCACCATCTTTAAGTCTATAATTTGAATTTCCCATTAACCTCCAATTCACCCCAATTTGTCCGACATTTGAGTCAAATTTAATTATGATATCTTTTAAATTATTTTCTTTTGTTGGGTATAAAAACTCATCCACATTTAAAAAAATAAACCAATCTGAGTCAGATTCATTAATATGTTTGTTTATTATTGGCATTGAATAGTTAAGTAATATTTGTTCATTTTTAAAACTATTTTCCCCCACATTTGCATCTTTTAGTAAATCAGTAATTTTTACAATACCTTTGTCAATGTAAGGTTGTAACACTTCAAGATAGTTGTCCACACTTAAATGGTTAGTTAGGTAAAAATTATCCACACCTACAAGTAGATGGAACTCAATCCATTCTTTTAAATATTTTGCTTCATCTCTAAACTGAGAAATAATTGATATTTTCATATTTTTATACCTTAATAATCTTGGTTTTAAGATCATCCCGTTTGGATGCTATATCAATTACTTGATCACTATTATCATAGTGTCTCACGATGTCTAAATCCTTCAATTTTTGGACTTTGTTTGTGTTAGATCCTGTAGCATAAACTCTTGATGAGGGGATTCCTAATTCTGTTGCCAATTTTAACATAGGTGTTTTCCTATCTCTTGCTGAAATAACATACACAATATTATTATCGTCTAATTCTTTTTTAACAAGTTCTCTATTCTTTGCTACTGTCAATGTGTCATCATAATCAAATGATACTCTCAATCTTTCCATTTTAATGTCTACACGATCATCTGTTTCTTGATTGTCGTAACCACATTTATGACAGATATAAGGATCATTTCCACCATCAGATATATTCCATTGCCAACCACAATTTTTACAAGTAATTTCACCTATGGTATTAAACTCATCATAAGTTAAACCTTGAATCGTTGCACTTTTCTTGGCATTCTTTTTACTTCCCTCATTGTTTGGGGAGTAAGTGTAACATTTACCACTATCTCCCCACTTATAACCTGATTTGTTATCTTCTTGACAATCTTTAACTGGCATAACTTAATTTTTAATTTTATTTATATTCAAATAGATCGGTATCAATGATCTCAATATCTGTTGCTTTGATATCAAACTTTCTTGAAGTAAGAATGATAAACATCCCATAGTACTTTAGATTTAATCTAACACGATCTGGTAGGTTATAATACTCTATATCAATAATTCCTTTAACCTCATCACTAATAGTGTCTATATCCTCTCCATTTAAAGTATAATTACCTTCTATAAATGTGTCTCCTCTATCATTTTTATACTTATAACTAATTATTAACTCATTGAAATCACTTTTGATTTGAATATTAGTTATAATACCAACCATCTTACCATATATATTACGTTCATTTGTATATACAGATGATTTAGTTATTATCTTCATATTAGAAAATTAAACCAGTAACGGGTGTTGGATTACACCATTCAATCATAGGTAAATCTTTAACCCATAAAAACTCTTCATTAGTTGTGTTATCAATTTCTTCACTTGAAATAATCCAATTGTCATTACAATCTTTTACTGGATTATAATACCAATCTATCGTAACCATTTGATCTGTTAATAAATCTTTTTCTGCTTCTGTTAATAGTCCTACTAGTGTCATATTTTTTTATTTAATTTTGTCTTCCTAATGTTGTTTGGCATGCTTGAACTACCGAATATAGATTTGATGCATCAGTTGATGTTAAATTTGTACCAGCAGAGGTAAAACAAAAATTTTGATTAGAATAACCATCACCATAAGGACTACCATTTAAATTAAGAGTTCCAATAAATAGATCTTGTACTGATATACCATTACCACCACTTGATCCATTTAAATTTAATGTTCCATTTAGATAATATTTAGGGGAATTTGCTGATCCTTTTGTTATAACATAAAATCCTTTAACCGTTGAAATACTATTACTATCAACTCCTTCATTAAATCTGGCAACATAATTTGATGATCTTACCCCAAATAATGAATTTTGTTATAACATAAAATCCTTTAACCGTTGAAATACTATTACTATCAACTCCTTCATTAAATCTGGCAACATAATTTGATGATCTTACCCCAAATAATGAACTATATGATAGACCACCTGTACTAGGTAATACACCAATATCAACAGTATCACCTTTACTCATCGCATTGTTGGTGTTAAGATATATTGTCATATGCTCATTATTAAATGTTGCATTACTAGCAGGATTGTAATAAGTTTTTGCGTAACCATTTGTACCATTAGGTCTAAATCCATCTGTGTATGTTATTCCACCAAAGAAAGTTAATCTAAATGCCGCATCTAAATCTCTTGGATCTTTTAAGTTATACTTATTTGATGTTGCCGTACCCCCAACAAAAGGATAGATTACTTTTAATTTAGTCCATAACCCATATGACTTTAGATCTACAACCATAGTGTTTATTGCACTTTCTATAGTTGGACTTGTATTACCAATTGCAGTTAAAAATGCTGCAGCATCTGGATCTAATGATGATCCTACTGATTTAATAAATGAAAAAGGATATACAATCATTTAAGTGAAGTTTTGTATATAAGAAGCGAAGTATTTAGATCCATCATAAATGAATGTATACACATCAAATTTATTGGCAGTTGCCGTCATAGTAGGTGTTGTCCCTCCTGCCCAAGTAACTGTACCTGGCCAAGTAATAGTGTTAGAACCACCTGATGATTGTTTTATTATCAATATATAAGTTGCTCCTGAATTTGGATTACTAAATGTAAAAGTTGTTGATGCTCCTAATGTATATTCTTGAACATTACCATTATTAAAATTAACAGTTGTTGCACTTGTTGTTGTTCCTGTTGTTGGTAATGTTACCCAAGTTTGTCCTGATGTAATTTGTATATTACCAGTATAGGGTGATGCAAACGATGTTCCTGATGTTCCATTAGTTCCTGAAGCTCCATTAGATCCACTTGTCCCATTTGTTCCTGATGCTCCATTAGTTCCTGATGTCCCGTTAGTTCCATTTGCTCCACCTGTAGTTTTAATTACTTTATTATTACTATCTAATCCAAGAAATGATATTGAAGTTCCTGTGGTTGCTGATACAATAGTTAAATCAGGAACATAAACCATATCATTAGTTGTTCCTGTTATTCCACTACCACCAATTATTGCAGATCTTAATGTACCATTTAATGCATTATTAATTCCACCTATTATGGCAAGATAAGCAGATGGAACTCCAATAATTTTATTAGATAAACCTGTTATAAAATTATAACTACCTCCTGAAGTTATATTATTTCCACCAAATACCGAAGTATAACTACTATTAGTTAAAGTATTACCTCCACCAAAAATATAATTATAAAAACCACTTGTTGATGTATTACTATTACCAAAAATACCACTACCTGCACTATTAGATGTATTTGAAGAACCTATAACAATATTACCTAAAATTCCTGGTGATCCAGATGTGCCTAAATTATTATCATTTCCAACTAATAATGTATACTCATTTGTATTAGTATTTCCAGTGCCGGCAATTCCTGTTATACTTCCTAATGTTGATCCTGATGTCCATAATATATCTCCACTTATACCCGAAGTTCCATTACTTCCTGAAGTCCCTGAAGAACCATTAGTTCCATTTGTACCTGATGTTCCATTAATTCCTGAAGTACCATTAGTTCCCGATGCTCCATTAGTTCCTGAAGTTCCTGCAACTCCACTAGTTCCTGAACTACCTGATGATCCACTTCCACCTGTTGAAGTAATCGTATTACCTGAAGCATCTAAAGCTAGAAATGTTGAACTTGAACCTGAACTTAATCCTGAATATACAATGGTATTACCATTAGAAATTACAATATCAAATCCATTACTGAAATTACTTGTATATAATACTTCACCTAATGTTGGTGTTGTTGCAGTTAAACCTGATAATGATATTGGATAGATACCATTGTCCGTTCTAACCCATAATGCATCATCTGTAGTATTACAATACATCTCACCGATAAATAAATCAGTAGGAATCATTTCATTCAATGTAGTACCTGTAGGTATAGTTGGAACTTGTCCTGTTAGACCTGTTCTCTTTAATAATAATCGTGAGTATTCTATCTTATCAGACATTCTTTTTTATATTAAATATTTTATTATATATGTTGTTTTTATTACTTTTACCACAATATTCTATGGTTTTAATGTTGCAGTTGGTGTTAGAGTTGCAGTTGGTGTTCTTGTAACTGTTTGTGTTGGTGTAGGTGTCGCAGTTGGTCTATCTATAGTTGGTGTAGGTGTTGGTGTTAAAGTTTTAGTAGGACTAGGAGTTAAAGTTCTTGTTAATGTCGGAGTATTAGTCGGACTTGGTGTCAGAGTTATTGTTGGTGTAGGTGTAGGTGTTGTATTAGTAGGCGTAGGAGTAGGTTCAGGCTCTGGTGTTGGAACAGGTGGTTGTTTATCACTTCCATCTATTACAGGTCTTAATTTACTATCCCCACCATAGTTTCTTACTGACTCATATGTCCCATCAATAATATCTATAAGATTAGTTTTACCAATATACATTACAGTTTCATAACCAGCATCAGTAATTGTTGGATAGTAAAAACTTAAACCATCAGAATTAAGAACTAAATTACCAACAACAATTGTATCACTTGTTATTGAGTCGTGGTTATTACCAATAATGAACGCATTCCTTGTGTCCGAATTTACTGAGTTTCCCTCTCCAAGTACAAATACATTTTCAGCCGTAGAATCTACATAGTTATCACTACCTTGAACTATTACAGTATTGGAATTAATAATATTTTGATTCTTAGTAAGTGGGAATGGTCTTTCTGTATATATTCCACCTGATTGTGCTTGAAATTGAGGTGCAACACCACTTGATCCAAATGGAATCATTCCTGTTTGATCTCCCCAAGGCTTATTAGGATCATTTATAATTGGTTTTTTTGCCTGACAATAACCATTTGTCCAATAACCACCCCATTGATCACAACAATCTTCCGTTATTATGTTTCCTGATGGGGATACAAATATCCAACCAACCTTAGTTTTCTTAATTACAATATCAGTTGGACAATCTATTTGTGATCCTGCAACCTGTTTATTATCATTATAGAAAATATCTATGTCATTTAATTTATATAAAATAACTTTTGTGGTCTTATCAATTGCATTAGGGTTGTAATCAACAATTGTATTGACCCTCCAATATGCATTATCAATAAAGATTATATCTCTAAAATCAAATTGATTTAAATCACTTGGGGTAAGATGGAAATACGCTTCTAATAGTTTGGCATTAACATCAGTGATATCGTTTAATGTAGCTAAGTAAAATTGATTTACAAGGTTATTATCGGGGCAACATAATGATGTATTGTAATATAATGTATTTGAATTATTCCATTCCAAAGTATACTCAGGATCTAATGGATCATCATACATACCAGCATATACATATTTTGTTTGTATACTTTGAGTTCCACCTGGAGCATTTCTATAAGTTATTGGTGACGTTGTGGTAAGTTTTTTTGAAAATAGAATACGGGGTTTTTGTTTTAATGGTTTTAAATTACTATTTGTATCTATATCACAAAAGAATGGTGCAATATATGGTGTAATATAATTACTAGTTACAGGTGTTGGAGCAAAATCTAATTTAATTTCCTTATCTGTTGTTGAAAACTCATTTAAGAAATCAATTCTAGCATCACCATAAACTCTTCCTGATTGTTGTTCGTATGATTTATTATAAAAATCATTATCTTCATCATAAGTAAAATAATAACTTTTAACATCTAACTCACTCATTGGAGTTTGAATAACATCTTGATCATAATCTAATTTCAATGTCCAATCCTTAACCAATTGTTTTGTTTCAAAGTATTGATCTCTCGGTTCAATTATTAAATTATTAGGAATATTTGGATCATCACTTACAACTAAATTAAACATCTTTACAATATTGATGAAAAAATCTCTCATCTTTATTATTGGTAATATTGGTGATAAATAAATTAGAGCATTAACATTATAATTTACGTTAGTTGCTGGTTTAACCTCTAATCTATTAACTGATCCACTATTTGTTGTTGGTTTCATAACTGCCGCAACTAATACTTGATCCGTATTTGATGCCCAAGAAACTGATGTAGGATATAATAACTCATATTTTATCCTAATTTTATCACCAGCATTTAACCATACTGAACCAACATTCATATCCATAAGATATTCAGCATCTGATAACCACCAACCTGGCATATAACCTGTTGCAGGAACAGTTGTATTTCCATATGCACTTCTACCTGTTGAGTTTGCAAGTGGTGGTGTTATTGATAATGTGTTTGTTGAAACTATATCTGTTTGTGAACCATTAGCAGCAACTTTAACTATAGTAGCTTTATATGATAAAGTACCTGAATTATATCTAAATGAAGATCCTCCTTGATGTCGGTAATACATTTGAAATGATGATTTAACATCAACCGAATAATAACCAGCAACAGATGCGGTATATTCACACACTTGTGGTTGAGCGTTTGTATAAAATTTCCATTCATTTGATGGATCTTGTAATACTATTTGATTAAATACACCTGATTCTAAACTATATGGAACATACCAATACCCATTATTAGAATTACGATACCAAGTATTAGATTTGCTCAACATAGGACTTATTGCAGTACACAAATCTAATAATATTTGAGGACTCACAGGTGATCCAAACCAATAACTTTGTAATCCATTATCTAATGCAGATAACATAGTAAATGCATTATAGTATGCTTGTAGCGCAATTCTTACGGTTCTGTCGTTGATAGATTCACTATCATAAGTTGGTGTCTCAGTAGGTATTATTAACGCTTTGAAATAATCTGAATTAAAAAATTGTGATTCATAAGTATATCCTGCCCATTTAAACATTTTATCCATAATGGTTTTAACATATACACCAGGGTTTAAATCAAATGCATTAAATACCCTATTAGCAACAGAGTTATTACCTGTTACAGTTAAAGGGTAGATATAACCAACACCAGGTGATTCTTGAGTTAGAACATTATTAACAAATATTTTATTATCAAATGAATTTATAATGTTATTAACATTACGATAATGACTAAACTCATCAAAGTTTAATTGATCAATATAGTAATCTGAGAATGCTCCAATAATATTTTTGAATAAACCAGTAATAACAACCTCATATTCAACCATCTTTTGATTGGTAACAATATTTAAAAGTTGTAAATTACCATAGAATACCATCTCATCCCCAATTAGAATTTGTGTTGGTAATGATTTCTTTGGATTAAAATTAGTATCAGATATATCAATATTTATTTCAAATATATTTTGAAAGAAATCATTATTATTTGGGGTACCAGGAATTAATATTGTTTTAGAGTAAGATGATTTCTTTGTTGAAATATCTTCAATATCATCTATCTGATAAGTTAAAGATATGTCAAAATTGTCGTATGTCTCAATCTGTCTACCCTGTGATATAATCTTAAATTGGTTAATTGCTGCCATTAAAATCTAAATTCATTGTTTGATACTCTCACATTAAAAGTATATGAGAATAATTGTTCGTTTATGTTCTTATAAATCTCAGTTTTTGGTTGATCTAAATGACAATTAAATAAACGATTGTCAGGGGTTTGAATATATACGGAAGGTGATTGTACCAAGTCATTGATTAAATACCTCTCAAACTCATATAACCACCCTGAATTTAAGGTTAAAGATTCTCTACTTCTTTCATAGAATACCTTTTCCCCAACTCCATAATCTTCATAATCAAATGTATTGTTTTCCCAATTACCTTCTTGTTGATAATAAGTTTTCTTCTCACTCTCAATATAATCACGACTCACATAAATGAAAGGGT